TGCGTTATTCGTTGATTCATCTTATGTATTAGCTAGAATTGAAGAAAATTCACTTGACTCAGAAAGAACTATCAACTTAATTCGAAATGATGCATTATTTGTAGACTCAGCTTATATTGAACAAAATTCTCTTGATTCTGAAAGAACAATTAGTTTAATCGACTCAAATTATGTCAATCTTCGTGCAAAAAGTCTTGTAAATGATACGTTTACACTTACTTTAAACGACGCTGGTGCTGCAGCTGGACCAACAATTATACTTGATAGAAATAGTTCAAGTGCTGCAGATTCAGACAGTATTGCTGCAATTGAATTCCGCGGAAGAAACGACGCTCAAGAAGCTACATTAATGAGTCAAATAGCAGCGTTTATTAACGATGCATCTGATGGTACAGAAGACGCTGAATTACATTTTCAAGTAAGACAAGCTGGCGGTATCAGAACTAAAATGAAATTAACACCAACTGGTATTGTATTAGCTAATAGCGAAAAAATATCATTTGCTGGTGATTCATTTTCTCAAATATTAACACCGAGTAATTACACTAGCAATCATACTTTGACATTACCCGATTCAACAGGAACAGTTTTAACGCGTGAACATATAACATCTCTTGTAGATTCGGCTTATGTTGGAGCAAGACAAGCAGCAACAGGATTGAAGCTTAGTTTCGGTGATAGCGCTGGAGTAACTCAAGTGGATCTAGCAATTACACAAGCAGCAAGCATTGTAACTGGATCAGCTATTGGTTTTGGTAATTCAGTAACACTATTAGATAAAGATAGCGCAGAAGTAATTATCTCGCTTTAACGTATAAATAGAATAAGAAACTAGAAGGAAAAAAAATGGCAGATCGTATTCCACTAGTCATATCGGGAACATCAATTAGAGAAATCCCGTCATCTGACAGACTTGACGTTCAAGGAGCACTAGAAGTCAATGGACACATAACACCGGGTGCAGACTCGGCTTATGACATTGGTACTTCATCTCTTAAATTTAGAGATATATTTTTATCGTCTGGCACGATTCACCTTGGTGGTGTAAAGTTACGAGCTGATGGTAATAAGTTATCGATACAAGATAGTGCAGGAGCAACCGCTGGTATTACAGCAGCCACTCTTGGGACATTAGGTACTGATGATCTAGCCGAAGGTTCAACAAATCTTTTTACTACAGCAGCTAGAACTCGAAGTCATCTTCAAGTAACAGATGCTGGTGGTGATGGTTCTTTTGCTTTTGATTCTGCTTCTGGAAAATTTACATATACAGGACCAAGTGCAGCTGAAGCAAGAGCTCATATGAATGTTGCTACTGGTAGCGGATTAGGAAGTTTAGATTATGATTCAGCTACAGGTCGATTTACATTGACTGGAGTAACACAAGCTAATGTTATGTCAACTATGCAAGCGGGAACAGGAGTAGGTATCGATTCTGCCAGCGGTACACTTTCTATCGGTCAAGCTGTAGGAACAACTGACTCAGTAACATTTGCTGGTTTATATGCTTCAGGTAACGTAATTCTTGGTGGCAATCTCACGGTTAATGGAACAACTACAACTGTCAATTCAACAAATAGTTTAGTCGCCGATCCTTTGATTGAATTAAATACAGGTGCAGGTTCGAATGCTAACGATCTCGGATTTGTATTTGAACGTGGTTCAACTGGTAATAATGCAGCATTTATTTGGGATGAATCAGAAGACAAATTTAAATTAGGTACAACTACTGCTACAGGTGCTTCAACTGGTAATATGACAGTTGCAACTGGTTCTTTAATAGCTAACCTTACTGGTGATGTAACAGGTGATGTGTCTGGCACAGCTGGTACTGCGACTGTAGCAACAACAGTTACAGTTAGCGATAACGAAAATACTAACGAAAATAATGTGATTCTCTTTGGTGCTGGAGCCGCAGGATCTGGTAATATTGGTGTTGAAGCTGATGGAAATATGACTTATAATCCAAGTACTGGAAAAATAACTGCTACTGGATTTGTTGGAGCTCTAACAGGTAACGCTGACACTGCAACAGCACTTGCAACTGCTCGAGCGATTCAAATTTCTGGAGATGTAACTGGAACAGCTAACTTTGATGGGTCAGCAGCAATTAATATTACAGCTGCTATTGCTGCTAATACAATTTCTTCAACAGAATTACTAAGTGCAAGTACGTTGTTAATTAAAAATACTGCAGGTTCAACTCTGAAAACAGTGATTGGAGCTGGTAGTTAATGGCTAATCCTAACTCTAGAGATACTCTTATCGATTATTGTAAGCGTCGATTAGGAGAACCAGTGCTCGAGATTAATGTTGATGAAGATCAACTTGAAGATAGAGTTGACGAAGCGATACAGTACTACCAAGAGTATCATTCTGACGCAACATATCGTGCATATAAATCTCATCAGTTAACTGATACTGATATAACAAATAAGTATATTACTACTGCTGCAGATGTGCAATATGTAACTCGAGTTTTTCCATTTATTTCAAGTGCCAGTGCATCTAAAAATTTATTTAATTTAAGATATCAAATGCATTTATCAGAGCTTACTGATATGACTCAGTTTGCCGGTGATATCGCGTATTACGAACAAATTCAACAATATCTTTCTTTACTGGATCAAACGCTTAACGGCCATTCTATGGTTGACTTCGCTCGTAAACAAAACAGACTTTATATTTTCGGACACATCGAAGATTTAGACATTAAAGCTGATGATTACGTAGTGTTCGAGTATTATAGCACAATCACAGCAGATTCATTTACTGCAATTTATAACGACATGTGGCTAAAAGAATATACAACTGCGTTAATAAAACAACAATGGGGAATGAACTTAATGAAGTTTGAAGGTATGCAATTACCAGGCGGTGTTATTATTAATGGCAGACAACTTTATGACGACGCTTTAGGTGAGATTGCAGACTTACGAGAAAGGATTAGATTAGAACACGAAATGCCAGCTGACTTTTTTATAGGATGATAATATGGCTCGCAATTATTATATAAGAGATAATGTAAAAGCAGAACAGAATCTATATGAAGATCTCGTTATTGAATCTCTCAAAATATACGGTCAAGATGTATACTATTTGCCACGAGAAACTGTATTTGAAGATAGAGTTTTTGGTGATGAAATACCTGCGACATATAATTCAAGTTATAAAATAGAAATGTATATTGACAATATCGAAGGTTTCGACGGAGAAGGAGACTTATTTACTCGGTTTGGAGTTGAAATAAGAGATGAAGCTACTTTTGTAGTATCAAGACGCAGATGGAATGCAACAATAGGCGCTGATAACTCTATTAATAGCGAACGTCCACGTGAAGGTGATTTAATATACTTACCACTTTCTAAATCAATGTTTCAAATAACACACGTGGAACACGAGCAGCCGTTTTACCAATTAGCAAACCTTCCAACATTTAAATGTCGTGCTCAGTTATTCGACTTTAACAGTGAAAACTTTGATACTGGTATTAAAGAAATTCAAGACATTGAAGCAGATCATGGGTATACGTATCTATTAAAAATACAAGGTGCGAGTATGCTTAACAGAAAGCCAATTGAAGTTGGAACAACTATAACTCAAAATCAAAGTGGCATACTTGTTACAGCAGAAGTTGCTAAATACTCAGATTCAGACGGCACAATGCATGCAATCAATCTTGCATCTTCAGACGCAACGTTTAAACTATTTCAAGCAGACAGCACAGTTACTGTTGATTCAGCTACTAACATACACACTTTACAAACAGTTAGTGAATTAAATAAACTTGCTGAAAATGAACAAAACACAGATTTTGGAACTTTTGGCGATGACTTTCTCGATTTTAGTGAGTCAAATCCATTCGGTGATCCATCAGGGAATGACTAATGACAGATGATTTTTTTGATTTTGGCTTTACAGCTGTAGACGAAAATGAACTCGAAGCAGTTCAAAAAACACAAGCAAAAGCAGCAGAGGTTGAAACTACTGCAGTTGCAACTCAAGATAAGATAGATAAACTATATAATGCAATTATTCCACTACTGAATAATTTAAAGAAAAACCCAGAAAAGGAGTATATTCTCTGGCCAGATAGGTTAACAAAGGTGGAATCCTTTGAAGATCATTTGACTAAAATATATAATAGCTAATGTTTGGCGGACACTTTTATCACGAAAAGACTAGACGCGCGGTTGCAATTTTTGGCAAACTGTTTAATAATATATACGTCATTCGTAAAAATCAAACGACTGGTGCGTCAACTTCTCAAGTAAAAGTACCACTTGCGTATGCTCCAAAAGTAAAATATCTTGATCGTATCCGCGAGAATCCAAGTTTACGAGACAATACTAAAGTTGCAATTAAGCTTCCACGTATGTCTTTTGAAATAACTTCGTTAACATACGACAACGCTAGACAAATCGCAAAAACAAATACATTTCAAAAATTTGGTAATACAGTTAACGATAGAGCTAAGTTTTTTACTGGTGTTCCATATATACTTACTTTTCAATTAAATATTTACTGTAAAACTCAAGACGATGCTTTGCAAATAGTAGAGCAAATTTTACCAACATTTAATCCTCAATATTCAATAACTTTAAAACCTTTCACAGATTATCCAGATATATTAGAAGACATTCCAATTACAATTGCTGGAGTCAGTTTTCAAGATGATTTTGAAAGTGAATTAGCATCTCGTAGAACAATTATATACACAATGGATTTTGAAATGAGAGTCAGATTTTACAGTGGCTTATCTAATTCTAAAATCGTGCGTGATGTTAGAGCTAAAGTTTTTGATGTAGGATCAGGATTAGCTGATTCAGATTTAAGAATAAAAACAATACAAATTGAACCTAACCCAACAACATTGAACATTTTAGGTGATTCCGATTTCGGATTTTTAAGGACAGATTATGATGCAGACTCCGACGCTCCGTGATAGCGACAAAGCAAGCCGTGACTATGATTACTCTCGTGAAACATATTATGAATTAATTGAAAGAGGCAAAGACGCTCTTGAAAATATGATAGAAGTAGCAAGAGAATCTGAGCATCCTAGAGCTTATGAAGTTCTATCAGGAATGATTAAAAATATTTCTGATGTGAATGATCGCCTTATGATATTAAATAAAGGCAAAAAAGAACTTGAAAAAAAGAATGATATAACTAAAGTAGAAAATACTCAAAATAATTTTTACTTAGGTTCAACTGCAGACGTTCAACGTCTGCTAAAAGGCGATGTAATTAATGGAACAGCAACGACAGACTCAGCCGACCCGGGATACTTATCTAGGTAATCCAAACGTAAAACGTGACGGTGTTTCCGAGCAGTGGACAGCTGAAAGTATTACGGAATATAAAAAATGTATGGACAATCCCATATATTTTGCTGAAACACATTTAAAAGTAATTAATCTTGATGAAGGTTTAGTCCCATTTAAACTATATCCTTATCAAGAAGAAATGTTTGGGAGGTTTAATGAGCATAGGTTTAATATCATCTTGGCTTGTCGACAATCGGGTAAATCCATATCGGTATGCGCCTACTTGCTCTGGTACGCGTTGTTTCATCCGGAAAAAACTGTGGCCATACTCGCTAACAAAGCATCAACTGCGAGAGAAATGCTCTCCAGGATCACGCTTATGCTTGAGAACTTACCGTTCTTTTTACAACCCGGAACTAAAGCTCTTAACAAAGGTTCACTTGAGTTTGGCAATAATTCTCGAATTATTACTGCGGCAACCACTGGTTCTTCTATCCGTGGTCTTAGTATCAACCTGCTTTATTTAGACGAATTTGCATTTGTAGAAAAAGCTTCAGAATTTTACACTTCAACATATCCTGTTGTATCTGCTGGTAAAGATACTAAAGTTATTATTACGTCTACTGCAAATGGTATTGGTAAT